TCAGTCTACAATATTATCAAAAATCTCTACAGTCTCATTTTTCATTTTATCAGTTACATGTGAATAAGTGTCCATTGTAGTTGATATTCTATTGTGCCCAAGTCGTTTTTGTATATCTTTTATATTAGCACCATTTTCTAATAACATTGTAGCATGTGTATGTCTTAAACTATGAAAATTAAAATCTATTTCAAGTTCATAATTTATAACTCTACTTAAATATTTTATACTATTGGCTGTTATATGCTCTCCGTTATCTTTAGTACATACCCAATTTGAATCAATATACCATTCTCCTAATTTTAATTTCATTTCTTTGTTAAATTTTTTACGTTCCTTTAGTATCTTAACTAATTTATCGCCAATATGTATAATTCTTTGAGAACTTGCAGTTTTTGGAGTGCCAAGTTCAAATTGCCCTTTTCCTTTATCTATTAGAGTATGCCTAACATTTATAATTTTATTCTCTAAGTCTATATCATCCCATCTTAGTGCTGTAACTTCTCCAACTCTCATGCCAGTATAAAATCCGATTTGTAAAGGGATATAAAAATTAGATTCTTTAGGAAATCTATTTAATATTTTATTGTAGTCTTCTATACTTATTATTTTTAAATTTTCCTTTTCTTTTATTTGTTTCATTTTCGGTATTTTAACATACTGCATAGGGTTTTCTTTTATATATTTATATGGATAGACAGCAGATTTTAAAGAAGTACTTAGTACAGTATAAAAATTATTAATTGAGTTTTTACTAAACCCATCTCTATATTTAGTATTTATAAATTTTTGTAAAATTGTTGGAGTTATCGTTTTTAATTTATAAATACCAAGCTTAGGCTTTATATGGTTTTCAATTGTTTGTTTATAATATTGTTGTGTATTATATTTGCAATTTAACATTACATATTCTTTGTACCAAAAGTCTAAGAAGTCAGAGAAACTCATTTCATTATCTGAAAATAATTGACCTTCATTTTCAAACTCACTTAGAGCATCTCTTAAAGCTTTTTCAGCTTCTTTTTTAGTTTTGCCACCAACTCTTTCTATCTTTTTTCTTTTACCATTAACAGTTCCTAAGTCAAAGTAGTAATACCATTTTTCACCACGTTTTCTTACTCCACCTTTCATGAAAATTTCTCCTCTCAATTAAACAATGTTGTTAAAGTAAAATACTTCAATTATATTATAACAATTTCTTATATTATAAAGAATAAAATTATAAGAAAATAATTTATTCTAATGTTATTTAATGTCGTTAATTGAGTAGAAATAGTTTGCATTTTCGACAACATATAATATATATTTGTTATACAATTTAATTAAGTGATATGAAAAAGGGGGAGATATTGTGAAAAAGAAATTATTATCACTAGGGTTAGCCATGTCAATGTTTGTTGCTGGTTTTCCTATATCAGCTAATGCACTTGATAAAATTGATAAGATTCAAGGAGCAGATAAATACGAAATTGCTGGTATCATAGCTGACAAACAAAGTTATACTACTGCAATACTTATAAATGCAGATAGCACAATGGCTGATGGGCTAAGTGCGAGTGGACTTGCAGGAGCGACAAATGCACCAATTCTTTTAACTAAGAAAAATAACATTCCAAATGCGACTCTTAAAAGAGTAGAGAAAGCTAACAAAGTGTACATAATTGGTGGAGAAAGTTCTATTGATAAGGCAACAGAAACCTTTCTAAAAGATAAAGGAATAGAGACTAAAAGACTTCAAGGAAGCGATAGGATTAAGACAAGTTATAATGTAGCAAAAGAAATAAATTCTATTAATAAAGTAAATAAAGTTATATTAACTAATGCTTTTAAAGGCGAGCCTGATGCAATGAGTGTTGCATGTGTAGCTGTTAGAGATAAAGCACCTATAGTATTAACTGATGGCAAAAGTGTACCATTTAATACTACTGGAATAGAAAGTTATGCAATAGGTGGTACTTCATCAATGAGTGATAAACTAGTTAATGATACTAATTCAACTCGATTGGGTGGAGTAGACAGATATGATACTAATAAGAAGATAGTAAATAAGTTCTATAATGGAGCAAAAGAATTTTATATAGCTAGTGGAACTGATTTAGTATATGCTCTTGTTGGCTCTACAATGACTAAGAATGTTCCAATTGTGTTAGTTGATGACAATAGTAATAAGACTGTATTAAAAGGTGCAACTAAAATAACTGCAATAGGAAATTTAAATAACAATGTTATAGAACAATCTCTAAACATAACAAAAAATATTGCCAGTCCAACTACTGGAGGGAAGTATACTGTAAAGGAAGCAACTGAAAGAATAGCTTATATTTTAGATGAAGAAGTATTTGTAGATTATGAATCAGGTATTAAAGCAAAAACAGATCCAGATGAATGCTTTTTATATTATATGAGAAACCTTACTTATCAAGGTAAGGATTATTATGTAATCGGCTCTGATGAAGATGATTTTAGATTTTTAGTAAATATGAATAATTTGAATGATATACTACAATGGTATTCAAATGATACAATAAAAAGGTTTGATGCTGAAGGATATTTAAAAGAGAGAAAAGCAATTGATATGGCATTTGAGGCATGCTCTAGTAAATATGGTATTAGTGAAGATGATTTGATACTAGATGGAGAAGAACATAATATAAGTACTGATTTTTATGTGGTTGTACTGTATGAGAGTTCTGGAATAGATTCATATTGGGTTTTTATAAACACTGATACATGGACTGTTCATGATATACAGCGTTTAAATCAAGATGAAGAATTAGTATCATATCATGATGTAAACCCAAATACAGAACAAGATAAGCATTATAACAGAGATGTTGATGATGTTAATATTATATTTGTTTCATCAGAGGATAATGTTTTTGATAATGATATAGATGGAATAAATTAAACATAAATATTTATTATAAGGAGCTAAGTTATAAAAATAAATATAATGTAGCTCCTTTCTTGTTTCTAAAAAGAATAAATTAAAAGCTTTAATCTAACGAGCCTTCATCTGTTATTTTCTCAGATTTAACATCCCAAACAGAGTAAACACAGGTGTCCTCATCTCTATGTTCAATAGTTATATCATATAAAGAATTTTTATACATATCTTGTTCGCTTTCTAATTTGTAACCTTTTTCGTATACATAAACAGTTATTGTATCAACATTTTCATTATAATAGTTTAAAAAATCCTTAGATAAATTTTTGCAATTTGATGGGTCAAAGTCTTTAGGCATTTCTATAACAACAAATTTAAAATCGCCATATGTACCACCATGTCTTGTTTTTTCTCCTAAAACATTGTAATTTAATTTCTTTTCTGAATTATTTTTCCCCTGTTCTTGTTGACTACATCCTGTAATAACAACTGTTATCATTATTATTAAAAAAATTATACTAGTTATTTTCTTTAGTATTTTCATTCAATAAACCTCCCTCACATATTTTTACTCTACTTTATGATAATAACAATTTAAGTATATAAAATTTTCTGCAAAAATACTATGCATATTGGGAAAAAACATAGAATTAAATAGTTTTAAAAAGAATACTATATTTACAGGTTATAAAAAGTAAAATAAAAATATTAAAATTAAATAATAAAAAATATTATAAAAAGATGCTTTAATAAAAAAATATAATAAAAAACTCAGTTAATAATACACAAAAATATAAAAAATAACCAATCATTCTACAAAAATAGATTTTTTTATTACAGTTATGGGTTTTTTATTGCAAGAACAGAATAAAAGTATTATTATGTAAGTAAGATAATTATCTAAGACAATTCTGAATAGCCTGATTTAAAAGTTACAAAATTAAAGGATACAAAGGGTATACATAAGCATGATTTATTAAATATTACAGGGGAGTTTTTAACTAAAAATAAGAACATAAGTTCTGCGGTGGGGAGATGGTATATGTGCAGTATTCAAAAAGATTAATATTAGAATTAGAAAATTTATTTAAAAACTTTAAAGAAGTTGAGGAAGAGGAATTTGAGAAGTACAAAAATATGTTAAAAGAAGAAAAAGAAAAAAGAGAGGTGTAGTTCCTCTCTTCTAAATATATTATATTTATGAATTAGTATCTTCATCTAAAAACATTTTTGAAATCTTTATAATTCTTTTTTTTAGAAATAGAATATAGTTTATAAAATGTATCTAACAACTACTTTGTTATCATTAATTATATTGAAATAATGATTAGTACTAGATTTAACAAGTAAATAGCCAACAGATACATTATAATGCTTAGCTACATTTTTCAAAAAATAAATAGCTTTCTAAAACTATTTTCATATATTCTAATAGATACTTTTGTTGTTTTTTAATCTTTAGCAACTTATTCTTGAGTGAGCCTCTTATTTTTTTAAGTTATTTCAAGCTTTTCGAAAAGTTCTCCATTTATATTTCTCGCATATATAATATGATTAATTTAGTTTTAATTGTCATTATGCTCAATATTTTTTTCTGTTACAAATACTTTTGCTATTTTTAACATTTTATCTCTAGTTTCTTCGTCCAAGCTAAGAACTATTTTTATTAACTCTTTTATGTCATCTGGGCTATTTAAACTGTCTATAAACTCATAACTTTCATTAAGATTTAGTTTTTCTGTATCTGATAAACCAAGGATATAATCAGTAGATACACCAAAAATTTTAGCAAATATTATTAACTCATCATCTCTTATTGCTCTTTCGCCAGATTCTATTCTATTCATAACACTTGTATTTATATTTGCTTTTTCAGACAATTCTTTTTGTGACATATTCATATTTTCCCTAAGATATTTAATTCTTTGACTTGTATTCATATATAATCACCTCGAAAATTTTCTATTATGGAAATATAATAGCATATTTTTCTATAATAGAAATAAAAAATTTCTAAAATAAATATAAAAAAGTCTTGAATTTCTATTTCAGAAATGCTATTATTGAAATATAGAAATTGCTAAAATAGAAATTGAGGTGAATATATGAAAAAGATAAACCATGATTTTATAAAAAAAAGAAGAAATACATTAAATTTATCTTTACAAAACGTTGCAAAAGAGTTAGGTTTTAAAAACGCATCAACTTATTTTAAATACGAGACAGGACAATATTCAATTAGAGCTGATATGTTACCTAAATTATCTAAGATACTTGATTGTGATATAGAAAATTTTTTTACAAATTAAATTTCTAAAATAGAAACTTAATGAGGAGGCAGATAGACATGAATAACTTACAAGTAATAGAAAGAAACAACAAAAGAGTTCTAACTACACAGCAACTAGCAGATGTTTATGAAACTGAAATTAGAAATATAAGTAACAATTTTAATAATAATAAAGAGAGATTTATTGAAGGTAAACATTATTTTTGTCTGCAAGGTGATGATTTAAGGACATTTAAACGCGATTCATATGATATAGGAATTGCACCTAATGTAAACAAACTTTATCTTTGGACTGAAAGAGGAGCAAATAGACACTGCAAAATATTAGACACTGATAAGGCTTGGGAACAGTTTGATAATTTAGAGGAAACATACTTCAAAGTTAAACAACAGAAAGTAACTTGTATAGAAGATGTATTGATAGAAAGCTTAAAAGAAATGAAAGATTTAAGACTACAAGTTAATCAAGCAAATAGCATTGCTTTAGAAGCAAAGACAGAGGTTAAAACAATAAAAGAAGTTGTTTCATTAAATGCTACAGACTGGAGAAAAGATACACAACAACTAATTGCAAGGATAGCAAAAAAACAAGGTGGATTTGAACATATAAATATGCTCAGAAGAGAGAGTTATGAGTTACTAGATAATAGATTTGGAGTTGACCTACATAGAAGATTAATCAATAAAAGAAGAAAAATGGCAGAAGAAGGTGTATCTGAATCTAAAAGAGAGAAAGTTAACAATTTAGATGTAATACAAGATGATAAGAAACTCATAGAGGGGTATGTGGCTATTGTAAAAGATATGGCTTTAAAATATGGAATATCAAGTGATTTAAGCAAAAATTAGGTTAAAACATAACAGTACCTTGAAAACTAAATACAGAATATTCTTAAAATGGTGGTGATTTAATATGGAAAATTTAAACATTGGAGAACTTTTTAATGAAAGCATTAAAACAGTAATACTACAAGAAGTAAAAAATGCAAAAAAAGAAATAGAGAAAAAAGAAAGCAAAGAAAAAATAGTCATATTGATGCAAAGAGGGTATCCAAACGAATTGATACCAAAAGAAAAAGTTAGAAAAAGATTAAATATAGGTAAGGAAACGTTGAAAGATTTAATTGATTTAGGCTTAATTCCAGTAATACGAAATAAAAGAGCCACAAAAGTAGCGAGTTACGATTTGGATGATTTTATAGAGCAAAACAAAGGAAAAGATTTAAGCGAGGTAATAGAAGAAGCTAAAAGTAGAAGGGAGGTGATTTAGTTGAGTGTAAAGGTGTTAATAGCTTATATACAGTTTTGCAATGATAAGCAAATAAAAGCAAGTTTTGAAGGTCTTAGAAAATACAACAAGGGAGAACTAGTATGAAAATAATCTATAAAAACAAAGTTTACAAAGTAGAACAAGACAAAAAGTTATTTAGAATTACATACTATGACGAGCAGAAAAATAACAAGAAGTTTAATAAAGATAAGAAAGTAAAAAGAAGTGTTTTAACAAGAGATATAGAGTTAGTTAACACATATTTACCAGCACATTTAAAAATAAAATAAGCTATAAATAATTAAAGAAAAAGGTGATTAGATGCAAAGAGAGCAGACAACAATACGCCTGCCTAAAGAACTTAAAGAAAAATTAGAAAAGCAGGCGAGTAAAAAAGGAAGAAGTTTTAATAGTATTTTATTAAGCATATTACAAGAATTTATTCAGAATCCAAATGTATAGGACCATGTTCTTTTTCAAACATTTCTATATGTTTAGTAACAAGAAATTCTATTTCTTTGTTAGCTGAACGAGCATTGTACTCAGCTATATATTTAAGTTTATCAAGTTTTTCTTTTGGTATTCTAATTGCAAAATGAGGATTTTTATATGTACCCATTTTAGCCATAATATCAACTCCTTTGTGTAGTCTATTTGGCAACAATTATATCACAAAAATAAATACAAAAAATATATAGGCAACATATAGACAACATAAGAATAAAGTGTTATACTTTGTATTAAAGATAGGCAACACATAGATAACAATACAGGAGGCAAATATGTTGGCAAATAGAGTAAGAACTGGATTAAGAATCCCATATGATTTAAATACAAAATTAATATTAATAGCAGAAGAAAGAGGAATGTCAAAAAATTCCTTGATATTACACATACTTTGGAATTACATAAAAGAAATCGAAAATAAGGAGGTCAAATAATGGTTGAATTAGCAAAAGAATTTGATTTACAAACAATTAAAGTAGGGAATGCAGTAAAAGTAAATTGCAAAAGATTTGGTTTTGAAATTGATTGTATAGTAATAGTAGCAACAGAAAAAGAATTAAATTTAGCATACTTTGATGAAGGTAGAGGCTGTATGGAGTATCAAGCCTTAATAACAGAAGATATTCAAGATGGTGATTATGAGATTAAAATTTTATCTTAGGAGGAAATAAAATGGCAGCTTTAATAATGGTAGGTTTATTTGCAATATGTTTAGTAGGATTAGTACAAAATAGAGATTAAGTGAAGAGGTGTATTTAGATGGAAGCAGCTAGATTAATAGCAATGGGTCAAATTAAACAGGCTGAAAAAGAAATAAGTAAATTGCAAGGTACAAAAAACAATAGTAGTTTAATGTGGTGGGAAGCCGTAAAATTTGCTAGTCAAAATATATTACAAGGGTTGGAACATGATATAGAGCTAGAAGCATCAACTGATTTCAGGGAGTTTATGATAACACAAGAAGAACTTGAAAGAGATAGACCTATAGATGTGCAGATATAAGAAAAGAGCCTAGGGTGAGGCTCAATTCAAATAAATATTAAAAAATTTAATTAAGCTAATTATAGCATAAACGGAGGGAAATTATGAGTACTTTATATGAATTAACTACAGATTTATTAGAAATAGAAGAAGGTTTAACAGAAATAACAGGAAATGAAGCTGAAAAACTAGAGGAAATAAAAGAAATAATAAAACAAGAGATACAAAATAAAAACACTAGGATAGTTTCAGTAATATTAAACATTGACAGTGATATAAACTCTATAGATTCAGAGATTAAAAGATTGCAAGAGTTGAAAAGGGTCAAAAAGAATACTCTTGATAGATTAAAAAGCAATATAAAAGACTGTATGGAATTACTTGGTACTAAAAAAGTAGAAACAATTTTAGGAAATATAAGTATAAGAAAGTCAGCAGGTAGCTTAGTCATAGAAGATGAAGAAAAGATACCTGCTATATATAAAACAGTAGAGCAAGTTGTAAAAGTAGATAAGAATATCATTAAAGACTTTATTAAAAAAGGTCATGAGGTTGAAGGTTGCAGGATTGAATATGGAACTACACTAACAATTCCAAAAGCTAAAAAAGAGTAGGTGAGGACCATGGAAACTAATAATGTTTATATAAAACTTGTAAATATACAGAATACTTTAAAAGCTCCTAAAAACCAATACAATAATTTCGGAAAATACAATTACAGGAGTTGTGAGGATATTTTAGAAGGTTTAAAACCTATTCTAAAAGAAGAAAAAGCATTGGTTATATTGGATGATAATATTGTTCAGATAGGAAATAGATTTTATGTAGAAGCTACAGCAACTTTAATAGATGCAGAAACAGGAGAAAAAATATCTACAAAGGCATTAGCTAGAGAAGATGAAACTAAAAAAGGTATGGATTTAGCACAAGTAACTGGAAGTGTATCAAGTTATGCAAGAAAGTATGCTTTAAATGGATTATTTTGTATTGATGATACAAAAGACAGTGATGCAACAAATAAACATGGAAATGAGCAGAAAAAAAGAAGTTAATGAGAGTGAATTAAATATACTATATTCGCTAGGAGAATCTATAGAAAAAGATAAAAATAGAGTTGATAGTGAAGTATATAAGAAGTTTGGAAAGTTAGCAGTAGATTTGACTAAGCAGGAGTATGAGAAAGTTTTAAATGGATATAAGAGCATTTTAGAGAAGCAAAAACAAGAGTAGGTGATAGTATTGGGGATTATAAGAGTAAGCAAAGACAAAGATAATCCATATGTAGTTTTAAATAGAACTTGTTTGGAAGATGCAAAATTAAGCTGGCAAGCAAAAGGCTTACATTCATATCTGATTAGTAAGCCAGACCATTGGAAAATCTATGTTAATGACTTATATAAAAGGAGTAAAAATGGCAGAGATTCTACAGCGAATATTTTAAAAGAACTTATAGAAAATGGATATATAACAAGAAAACCTTGTAGAGATTCTAATACTAATAAAATGCTTGGAGGGTATGATTACGAAGTATATGAGATACCACTTGAAAATCCACAAAAATTAAAATCCCGAAAAACTGATTTCCCGGAAACCGGATTTCCCGGAAACCGGGTTTCTCGGAAACCGGAAAACACGGAAGTAGTAAGTAATGACTTTAAAGTAAATAATGATATTACTACTATTGTTATTAATGAACAATCCAATAAAGACAAAACCACCTACATAAAAAAATACTTTGAAAAATATATAGGTGTGATTACTCCTAATAACTTTATAGAGTTAATGAGTTACTTAGATGATGGAATGGAAGCTGATGTAATTATAAGAGCTATTGATGAAGCAATAGCAAATGGAGTTAAGAATTATAAGTATGTAAAGACAATATTAAATAATTGGATAGAAGCAGGTGTAAAAACTAATTTAGAACTTACAGAGTATCAAAATGAGTTTGAGAGGAAGAAAAAGAATAAACAGGATAAGAAGCAGTCTAATAGTAAAGCTGTGAATACTCCTAATGTGAGTAAAAATAAGTTTCATAACTTCAATGAAACATTTACTCAATATTCACCTGACGAACTAGATGACATAATTAAGAAAAGCCAAAAGGTTAAATTTAAATAAAATTAAACTTCTAGGAAGTAAATATCAATATATTGCTTCCTAGAAAGGGGAGGTATAAATGGCGAGAATATATGCACAAAGAAGTGGTTCTTTAAATGAACAAGATAGATTGGAATTATTAAGATTACTTGGGAAAGCTGGATATATAGTAAAGATTGCTAGAGAGAAGCAAAATAGCAAGACAACTTATACTTACTTTGTTGAGTATACAGAAGAGCAAGAAGAAAAATAGAAGGGGGCTAGTTAAATGAATACAATAACTTTAGTTGGAAGATTAGTTGCAGATGCAGAATTGAAGTACCTTCCAAATTCAGGTACTCCAAAAATAACCTTTTCAATGGCAGTAGATAGAAGGTTTAAAGATAAAAATGGAAATAAAATAACTGATTTTATTAAATGTGAGCAATTAGGAAAACATGTAGAGAATTTAGTGCAATATCTTGTTAAAGGTAAGCCTATATATGCTGTTGGAGAGTTAAATATATATAATTACAAAGATGAAAATGGTTGCTGGAAATCTATTACTAAAGTTAACGTGAATGCTTTAGAATTACTTTCTAGTAAAAGTGATAGTAATAATCATAAAGAGCAACAGGAATATATACCACCAGGATTAGACCCACAAGGTTTTCAAGCAATAGATGATGACGATATACCTTTTTAATTAAGTTAAATAGTCTAGGGAGTAATTATACAATATTACTTCCTAGAAGTTAAAAAATATTGGAGGTCTAAGAGTGAAATATGAGTGTGAGAAAGTGTTCTTAGAATGCGATAAGGGAAGTTTTGAGATAAATGATACAAGAACTGAAGAAGTAACATTTGAGGGTACAGAAATAGACAATCCATTTAAACGAGTAAAATATGAAGGTAAAGCTACTTTTGAAATAGTATCTGGATGGGAGTATCTACAAAGAGAAATGTTGTGGTTTAAGATATTGCATTTATCAGCAGTTGTAGCAAAAATAATGCAATATAAAATGTTAGGTATTTTAATAAGGGAGATGTAATAAAATGGCTAAAATTTGGATGGATGCAAATGAAGTTCTAAGTAAAACTATGGATTTAGAAGATATGTTTGAACTTAATTTAAGAGCAATAAGAAAGAGAAATGAAAAAATAAAAAATGAAATTGAGAAACAAATAAAATATGAAGATTCAGAAATAAAAACTACAAATCGTGGTGGACCAGGAAAAATTATAAAAATTTTCAATATAAATACTGGAGAGGTAAAGATTCTTAAGAGTGCTGAAGAAGCAAGTAGATATATAAAGGTTAGTCGTAGCTATGCAAGTTATTTAGCTAGAGAAAATAAATCAACTGAGGATGGTTGGAAAGCAGAGTATATTCAAGAGGTGTCAGATGGTATTAGCAAATGTGGAACAAGTAATTAAGTTAGCTGAAAAGATATTAAATAAGAAAAAGTGTTCTGTCAATAAAGCTATTGATATAGCTATAAAAATATTGAGTAAATATGAGTGCGAGGGGATATTGAAGATTAAATTAGGAAAATAATTTTAATTAAGGAGGCTTGATTATGTTGTATTTAGCAAGAATACAGTTTAAAAGAGAAGAAAATTCAAAAGTTGAAAGTGGATATATGATTGGGGATGGTTTTACTAATTCATGCTTCTTAGATGAAGATTTTAATCCATTATCAAAAGATAAAGATGGTTTTTCACTTTATGACTATAGATTAGACTTTAAGAATCCATTAGAACTTAAATTATAAAAATTCTTAGAAAATAAGGAGAAAATAGGAAATGAAATTAAAAGATATTATAAAACTTGGAGAAAAGTATTGTTATTGTCCTCATTGTGGTAATGACAAAATTGGAAACAATGAAGGAAAATTGATAGTTGAAGAACACACATACTATAGGGAATGTTCATGTGGATTCAATATATTAATTGATGATAGAAAGGATGAGATATAATGCATATTTCAACGACTATTTTACTGCTAATAGGAAGCTTTATAGCTGGTAGGGTTTATGAGAACCATTTGAGAACTGAAAACTGTGAAGAATGTGAAAGTATTAGAGAATTTATACAATCTAATGAGCTGTGTGAGTATTGTTCAAAAGAAATTGATACATGTGATAAAAAATGTTACAAAAACATTTTGAAGAGAAGAAGAAAGTATTATATAGATGGAGAGGATGTTGAAAAATGAATATCTTAGGAGGGTTAATGTTGTTAGGAATAGGCATTGTAGTTGGTAGGGTTTATGAGTATAGATTGAATCTAAAAGAGTGTGAAAATTGTGATAATATTGGAGGGTTTAAGAATGACTAACTTTGAAATGATAAAGAGTTTAGACAAGGATGGAATGGCTGATTTTCTTGGATGTGCTGATTGTATTTGTGAGTATTGTGTTTATGAAATTGAAACTTGTGTCTATAAATGTTTCGATGGATGCAAAAAGTGGCTTGATATGGAGGTAGAGCTATAAAAATTTGGAATGATGAAATAAGCAAAGAAATAAAAAGATTAAAAAGGTTTTTATATACAGAAAATATCTAATTAAAACAGTTTAGAGAGTTGCAAAATGTTTTTTAATAAAATTATCATTGAGATGTTTTGTAACTCTCAAAAATGAAAATAAGGAGGCGTTGTATTGCTTACATTTTTAGATTTATTCGCAGGGATAGGTGGCTTTAGGCTAGGGATGGAAAAAGCAGGACATAAATGTTTGGGACATTGCGAATATGATAAATTCGCAAATTTAAGTTATAATGCCATGCACAAACCGAAGGAGGATGAATGGTTTGAAAGAGATATTAGAGAAATTAGAACAGAAAATATCCCAAGAGCAGATGTCTGGTGTTTTGGATTCCCATGTCAAGACATTTCTGTTGCAGGGAAACAATTTGGATTCAGAGGAGAACGTTCAAGTTTATTTTTTACAGTTACAAAACTTATTAGAGAACTCAAAGAAGAAGATAGACCCAAGTATTTACTTATTGAAAACGTTAAAAATCTACTTAGTGTTAATGGAGGATTTGATTTCCTCAAAGTTCTCGTTGAACTGGATGAAATCGGCTATGATGCAGAGTGGCAAGTTCTTAATTCTAAAAACTTCGGAGTGCCCCAAAATAGAGAACGAATATTCATTGTTGGACATTTTAGAGGACGAAGTACACGAAAAGTATTTCCTATCGAAAGAAAAAGTGGAAAAATCTTGAGCAACTAAATAATCCAACTCATAGTACAAATAGAATTTATGATGCAGTTGGAATTGCTAGATGTATTAGAAGTCAGGCAGGAGGTGGAGGTGCTAAAACAGGTCTATACTTTATAGACTTAAATAAAAACTCTAAAGTAACAATAAATGCTAGATGCCTTAAAGCAAAATATAATGCAGGTGTGACAAATAGAAATTGTGATAATAGTGGAGTTTTAGTTAATGCAGTTTTAACGCCCGATAGGGTAAATAAAAGACAAAATGGTCGTAGAATTAAAGAAAGCGGAGAACCAATGTTCACATTGACAGCTCAAGATAAACATGGAATTTTGAAAAATGGAGATATAAGAAGGTTAACACCAAAGGAATGCTTTAGGTTGCAAGGATTTCCGGATAAATATTACGAAAGAGCAGCAAGTGTATGCTCAGATAGTCAACTGTACAAGCAAGCAGGAAATGCTGTTACTGCAAATGTTGTATATGAAATAGCAAAAAGAATGGGCTAAAAGTTGCAAAATGTCTTTTAGTATGAATATTTTTGAAGTGTTTTGTAACTCTCAAAAATGAAAATAAGGGGTGGGATAATAAAATGGATTTAAATAAAATTATGAATGATGCACTAGTGGAAATAGAAGAAAGTGGCTTTGTAGAGGAAACAGTTAAAAAAGAATTAGAAGAAACAATAAAAAGAGCTGTGAATGAAATCTTTGGAAGCTATAGTAAATTCAGAAAAAATATTGAACAACATTTAGGTGAAAATATAAATATAAATTTAGATGAATTAGATATACAAAAATACAATTTACTTGTGGCAAATGTTGTAAAAGAAAAGGTAGATGCTACGATGAAGGGGCAAGGTATTGAGCATTTAAAAAGAAACTTGGATAACATGCTTGTAGGTCTTAAGAAAGAATACAAAATGAGTGAATTATTAGAAGAATTGAAAGAAGATAAATACAACCTTGACGAGTACCCATGTGATGAAGACTGTATAACATTTATCCTTGAATCTAATTTTAATTCAGAATGGGCAAGATGGATAGACTTTGATGAGTGTCCTAATGTAAGCAGAAATAATTGTGAACATTCTATACTATTAAGAAACGATGGAACTATTGCAGCATTTAGATACCAAAACAGAGAAATATCATCAAAAGATATAATGAACGGATTTGGTAATTTTGGGGATTTATTATTTAAGATATATGCACATAATTCAAAAATTATCTTAGATTTAGGGAATGATGTAGACGATTATGACTTAACAAATGGAGAAGATTATTAGAATAGGGGGTGAATAAATGTCAAAGTATGTATTGAGATGGCAAAAAGGATTATTACTAGATGAACGCAAGATAAATTATTTTTGTGGAAGTATAGAAAATTTAAAAAAGAAAGCTGAATTATTAGCTAAAGATGACAAGATATTGCTTGTAACAATAGATAAAGTTGAAGAAGTTATAAAAGATACTAGAAGTCAAAAAATGGCTGAATATTATTGTGATGGAGGAATTGAAATATGATAATACACAAATTTATAATACATGTTTTAGATAAGAATAGCGATACACCAATACTAAATGATTTTGAGGGTAGAGTCAGTCAAGATATTGAAGCTTTCTTTCAGAAAAAAATAAGCAAAGTATCAAGAGATAATGACATTAGAATAGCTGTATTTAATGACTATAGTAACAATCTAATTAAGAGTTGTTGCGAACAGATTATATATGATGAAAGTTCATTTTTAAATAACTCTAAAGAAATAGCATCTTATCTGTTTGAGATTATGAAGTTGAATGCTACATTAGAATCTTGCGACTTAGCAATTTGCTTATACTCTCAAAAAGATGAAAAGAAAGTTGCTATATTAAAGCTTGATTACAACAAGTCATATACTCATTCAATCGAGTTTAAAGATGATAAATTTAACATACAAATGTCTAAAAATGAAATTAATATACAAGAGACTAAGACAGTAAAAATTGCTGCTTTGGTTGGTTTGAGTGGAATGAATGACGAATATCATCTTAGGGTTTTAGACAAGAATGCAGAAAAGGAAGAAGCTAATTCTAAGTTTGTTACAGAGTTTCTAAATGCTACTAAAGTGAAAGATGACAAGTACAAGACTAAGATGTTTAAAAGTACAGCCGAAAATTGGATAACTAATGCTCTTGGAAATGATATAAAACAGGCAGAAGATGTAAGAAGTATATTAAATTATACTTTGAAAGAAAAGCATGAAATTGATATAAATAATTTTGTTGATAAAACAATTAAAGATGATAAGTTAAAAGATAGCTTTAAAGAACATATGGAAGAAAAAGGTCTTGATAAAGGATTTAGTATAGATAAAAAATGGGTTGAGAAAAAGCTTAAAAAGAGAAATATAAAAACTGACAATGGCTTTGATATAAAAGGTAATCTGACTGTTTTTGAGGACCCAATGAAATATACAGTAAGACAAAATCAAAATGGGTCTATAGATATAATTATTAAGAATGTAAAATTTTACGAAGAAAAGTAGGTGAGCATATGACTAATAAAGAAATGTGCAAGTTAAAAAATCTTGATGAAAGAGAAGTGTATAAGGAATTTGGGAAAGAGATTTGTGGTAGTTGCAAGAATAATAAGGGAGATTGTGAAAGTAAAAATTGTAGTGAAGCATGTAAAAATTGGCTAGAGAAGGTGTGTAAATCTTGACTGAACTAGGAGAGCTTCTTAGAGAAATAAGAGAAGAAGAAGGCGAATACATATCTGATATGGCTAAAAGATTAAATATTAGTTGTGAGGATATATATGCAATTAACAGAGGTAAAAGAGAATTAAGTAAAAATGAAATTAACAATGTTGTAAAAAAATATGAGCTAGAGGGAGAACATCTATATTTGCTTAAAAATATTACACATAAAGATAAGTTATTTGATATAGCATGCAATGAATGCGGAAGTAAAAATGTAGCTATAGGAATGTTTGATGTAGCAAATGACATCATAGAATTTAGATGCAGAAACTGCAATATGATAGATGTAGTAAGTGTAGATTTCTATTGAGAAGATTTAAATAATTTAAATAGTCAAAGTGAAGTTTATAAATGAAACTAGAATGTTATAGACTTACTTTGACTTATAAAAAGGAGTGTATTAAATGGCTAATATATATTGCGAAAATTATAATTGCGAAAATTACTTTGAAGATATGTGTATGCTTGAAAGAATTGAAATTAATAACCTGAAAGTGTGTGAAAGTTACATTGAAGGTAAAAATGAGCTATATAAATTAGAAAACGGATATACTATACATCCTAAAGATTTGAAAATGGTGAAAAGTAAAGATTATTCTGTTGAAGTTACTCATATTCCAACTGGTATTACAGTAAAATGCCGTTCTACAAATAGTATTTTAAAAAATAAAAATAAGTGTTTGGAAGTTCTAGAAGAAGAACTAACAAAAATAAACTCTCACTTAGAGCTAGAAGATTTACGCTAAATAGGAAGTGAGCTTATGAAACGAAGAAGATGCAGTTGGTGTGGTAAGTTATTTTATCTTGAAGAAAAATCTAAGGATGTTTATTGTTGTAAAGAATGTAGGAAGAAGGCTAAGAAGGTGAAAAAATGAAAGTTTTTCTTGTAATAGATGGAGAGCCAGTTGGCAAGGAAAGACCAAGAATGAATACTTACGCTAAAAGGACCTATACACCTAATAAGACTAAGAATTATGAGGACCTAATAAAATGGCTATATCAATCTAAAGTTAAATATTACTTTGAAGGTTATATAAAAATGACTTTAAGATGTTATTATTCTATAGCTAAAAGTAACAGTAAAAAGGTTAAGGAGCAGAAAAGAAATAATGTGTTAAGACCTAGTAAAAAGCCTGACATTGATAATGTCATTAAAGTAGTAGCTGATTCACTCAATGAGATAGCTTATAAGGATGATACACAGATTGTTGAGGTTGTAGCTAGTAAATATTATAGCGATAATCCCAGGGTTGAGGTTATATTAGAAGATGTTATCTAACCAACGGAAAAATCCGTTCGTTAAATTATGCCCTTAGTTTTTCATAAAAATGTGAAAAAGCTAAATAAAGAATATATCAAACGACAAAGGAGAGATAAATTATGAATGAAAATATAAATAAAGAAATAACAGTACTTGGAACTTTAGAAATCGAGGGAATGAAATTTCATAACATTGAGGGTGGATTTGGAGAACATAAGAAAGCAATGCTAGTAAAAGATATAGCCGAGATACATAATAGAGAATCTAGACAGATTAATGAGCTTATAAATAAGAATAGAAAAAGATTTAAAGATGGAAAAGATATATTAGATTTGTTAGGTGTCGGTTTGGACGATACCAAAATAAAAGAATTAGGATTTACTCAACAATCAATTAATTCTTATAGAGGGTTAAAAAACAAAGGGTTATTATCTGGGATTTATATATTATCTGAAAGAGGTTATGCAAAATTATTAAAAATATTAGAAGATGATATAGCTTGGGAATTATATGAGAAGTTAGTTGATGGATATTTCTCTATGAGAAAAGAACTAAATAATCCTCTTTTAAGTGCATCGAAGGAGTTACAGGCTATATTTATGCTAGATAAGAAACAAGAAGTCTTAGAAACTAAAATAGAGAATGTTAATGAGAAGTTAGAGAACTTTATGGATGATGCACCATTATTCAATATCGAGTGTGAGTGTATTGTTAAAGAGGTTAAGAGAGTAGCAACAAAATCACTTGGTGGACATGGAAGTAAGGCTTATAAAAATAAATCTTTAAGAGGTAAAGTTTATAGTGATATATACCATCAGATTAAACGAGAATTTGGAGTAGATAGTTATAAGGCTATAAAGCGTTGTCAATTAGATAAAGTATTAGAGATTGTAAATAGTTATAAGTTACCTATAGTGTTTGAAGAAGAAATAAGACTTTTGAATAGTCAATTATCAATTGTGAGTTAAGACAGGAATAGATTTTTCTCCTTTAAAGGGGAAAACCTGCAATAGTTAATTAAAAGAGAAAAGGAGTGCTTTCACACTCCACTTGTCAAAAATATAAAGCTTTTATCCAAGATTATTATAACATAAACAGGAGTGTGAAAGTATGGATAATAATATTAATAAAAAAGAACTATTTAAAAAAGTAGAAGGTAGACTACATCATTATAAATTTTTAAGTGCAGAAATTAAAAATCTTGAATTAGATATAGAAAGTAGAGAAAATGAAATATTTGGTTGTAAGGCTATCGGGTATGGTGAAAAAGTAAGTCCAACATATGCTTTTAATTCAACTGTTGAGAATGAGATTATAAAAAAAGAAAGAGATATTGCTAGATTAAAAAAACTGAAAAAAGATAAAGAAATAGAAAAGAAGAAAATAGAAAATGCACTTACATGCTTAGATATAAGAGAAGAACATTTTTTTAAACTGTTTTATAATAGCAGAATGAAAAATAGTATGGTTTATATATCCTTAGAAATGAACTCAGATAGGAAAACATGTAGATGTGTAAGGGAAAGATTAGTGTATAAAGTTATGGATATGCTTTATCCAAGAATTAAGGAAAATGAACTCCCATTATTTAAAAATTAGAAAATTCCCCAGTTTTTCCCCAGAAATTCCCACTTTATTCCCTACTTTCTCCCCGTTTTGATTAAAAAAGCATGAGATAATAGTATTGTGGAAATAAAGATTTCCCTCTCAAAACTTAATATTTGACTAGGGTTAAGGGATTGCCCTAGTCACTATGAACAGACTAGGCAGGGCATGAGGATGCTGTTAGTTCAATTCTAACTATGTTCAATCTTTAGTTTTTCTATTTCAATTAATCTACGGATACACTAAAAAATAGTATATGAATTGAGATTAAAATCTCATACAATTTTGTATCTTAATTCAAAGTCTAAAAACCGAGTGGGGCTTGGTAACCTCACTCACCATGCAAGTACTGGTTTAATCTAGGTTCGATTCCTGGAACTTGCTCCCTTTAATAATATGTATCCCCCATTAAAAAGGCTTAGATTAACTTCTAGGTCTTTTTTAATACAAAAATTTATTAAAAATGCACGGCATGCACTATTCAGATATGCATGTCATGCATGTCTAAAGTCGAATATTTAATATTTTCGATGGCTCAAATTGAGGGGTCGAAAATAAAAACAGGAGGTAGTAGTATGTTGAAAATTTTACAAGAGAAAAATGTAAAAGTAATGTGGTCCAAAAATGGAGAAGAAGTTTGGTTTAATGCAAATGACGTAGGAGAGGAACTAGGCATAGTAAATATTCGTGATACATTAAGAAATATAGATAGAGAATATAAAAAGAAATTTAATGAGTCTACTGTCGGAGATTCCTACACTAGAAACTTTAAAGATAAATTGCCTAACTTCGGTACTACTTTTGTTACAGAAGAAGCTGTGTACAATATGTCATTTAGAAGTAATAAACCAGAAGCAAAGTTATTTACAAAATGGGTTACAAAAACACTTAAACAAATTAGAATACATGGTTATTATATTGCTACAGAAAAAGACCAGGAATGGCTGGATATAAGGACAGAAGGCAAAAAAGTAAGAAAAGATTTTACAGATGAAATACAAGAGTTTGTATATTATGCTACTAGTCAAGGTAGCAATAAACCTCAGATGTATTATAAACATTTTACTGAACTTGTAAGAAAAAAATTAGGTATTCCAAAAGGTGTGAAAAGAGATGAGTTAAATCAAAGCGAACTATTTGATATACAAGCACTTGAAAGAATTATATCTATGAAATTACCTAAGTTAATAGATAAAGATATGAATTATAAAGAGGTATATAAAAAGATTAAGGAATTAATAGAAATGATTTAAGGGACTGTCTTGATGGAGGGTCTTTTTTAATTCCCAAAACGACAAACAAACGAGGTGGTGATGTGGCAAAATATGAATACTGGATAACAGAAGAAGGACTAATTAAGATTGAAGGATGGGCAAGAGATGGGCTTACAGATGAACAGATAGCATTTAACATTGGAATAAATGTTAAAACACTATATGACTGGAAAAAGAAGTATAGTAATATTTGTAATGCCTTAAAAAAGGGAAAAGAAGTAATAGATAGGCAGGTTGAAAATGCTTTGCTAAAAAGAGCATTAGGTTATGAGTATGATGAAATAACCTATGAAGAAGGTCGAGAGACTAAAAGAATAACTAAGCATGTAGTACCTGATACCACAGCACAAATATTTTGGTTGAAAAATAGAAAACCAGCTGAATGGAGGGATAAACAAATAGTAGAATCAACTAATGAAATTACAATAAATAATCCATTCGAAGAATTATCTACAGAAGAATTAAAAAGGTTGGCAAAATTAGATGATGGATAAAAAATTAATACAGTTAGAAGCTAAGAAGGAACTTGCAAGACGTGAGTTCTTTTATTTTTGCAATTTATTAGCCCCAAACTTTTATAAAGAAGATAGAGCGTATTTAGTTGAAACCTGTAATAAGCTTCAAGATTTTTATTATTCAGATGATGAAGTTTTAATTATAAATATGCCACCTAGGCATGGGAAGAGTAGAAGTGCAGGTTTATTCGTAGAATGGATTTTAGGTAAAAATAAAAATGAAAAAATAATGACTGGTAGTTATAATGAAACTCTTTCAACTATGTTTTCAAAGAATGTTAGAAATGCTATTCAAGAAGAAAAAGCTGATATAGACACTATTATCTATAGTGACATATTTCCTAACACAAAAATCAAACATGGTGATGGAGCTATGAATTTATGGTCATTAGAAGGTGGTTATAATAATTATTTGGCAACTTCTCCAAGTGGAACAGCAACAGGTTTTGGGTGTTCTCTTATGATTGTAGATGACTTAATTAAAAATGCAGAGGAAGCTTATAACGAAAATGTTCTTGAAAAGCATTGGGATTGGTTTACTAATACTATGTTATCAAGACTTGAAGAAGGCGGGAAAATAATAATTATAATGACTAGATGGTCTAGCAAAGATTTAGCAGGTAGGGCACTAGAACATTACAAAGAAGAAGGCAAGAAAGTAAGACATATTAATATGAAAGCGTTACAGGAAGATGGTAACATGCTTTGTGAAGAAGTATTATCTCTAAATAGTTATAAATCAAAAGTAAGAGCAATGGGTGAAGACATTGCAAGTGCCAACTATCAGCAAGAACCTATCGACCTTAAAGGATGTCTATATACTAAATTTAAGACATATGACAAGCTTCCTGTTGATGGAGAAGGCAATTTACTATTTACATCTATTAAAGCTTATGTAGATACAGCAGATTCGGGAGCAGATTACTTATGTTCTATAGTTTATGGAGTGTATAACAAAGAAGCTTATATACTAGATGTTTTATACACTAAGGAAAGTATGGAAATAACAGAGTATAAAACAGCTAAGATGTTCTATGATAATGAAGTTAACAAAGCTGATATAGAGTCAAATAATGGTGGTAGAGCTTTTGCAAGAAGTGTTCAAAGGTTGTTGAAAGAGAAATTTAACAGTAATAAAACTATCATTAAATGGTTTCATCAGTCGAAAAATAAAAATGCTAGGATATTATCTAACAGCTCATGGGTAATGGAACATATATATTTTCCAGCTAATTGGCGAGATAAGTGGCAAGAGTTTTATAAGGCTATGGTGAGTTATCAAAGAGAAGGTAAGAACAAACATGATGATGCGTGTTTTGAAGAAGGAACACAAATATCAACATTGTTTGGTAATAAATCTATAGAGAAAATAAAAGAAGGAGAATATGTATTTACTCCATTCGGTCTTAGAAAAGTATTATGGTCAGGATGTACAGGAGAAAAAGAAACTATAAATAAATTAGGGCTAAAAGCTACTAGAAATCATAAGGTATTTAGCTATATCAATGGTTTTATAAGTCTTGATAAATTGACAGGTATATCAGAAACTAGTATAATATCACTAAAGGAGTTGATGTTATGGAAGTACAAGAAACTGTTATATTCAATGGAGAAGAATATAGACTTATGGGACAAAAGAAGTATTATCTTAGTCAGTCAAGTAAAAATGAAAAAAGAAAACATGCTAAAGGACTTCATGTGGCAATTTGGGAGTTTAATAATAAAAGGGAAGTTCCAGAAGGCTATCATATTCATCATAAAGATTTTAATCCTCTTAATAACAACATCGATAACTTGGAATGTATTCCGTATAAACAACACTTATCGCTACATGCAAAGAAAAATCTTGAAGATGAAGAATTTTACAAAGCAACTATTAACAATCTTGATAAGGCAAGAGAAAAAGCTACCGAATGGCATAAAAGTGAAGAAGGTAGAAAATGGCACTCAGAACATGCAAAACAGATTTCAAAAAATCTTAAAATATATAAATGTAAGTGTAAAGAATGTGGGAACTATTTTGAAAGCAAAGTACAAACATCTCAATTTTGTTCAGATAAATGTGGAGAAAGATGGAGAGGTAAAAACAGACGAATCAAATATACATCAAAATGTATTATATGTGGAGCAGAATTTGTTGGCACAAAATACAAGGCATCTTCCAAAGAAAGACAAACATGTTCAAAGTCATGCTCAAACAGACTCAACCACATTAATAGAAAGCAAAAAAGTAAAAGTTTATAATTTAACTGTTGAAGGAAACCATGTGTACTATGCTCATGGTTTTTTGGTGTCTAATTGTGATGCTATAACAGGGGTTGCAGAAAAAGCACTGAAAGGTCAAGGATTATCAGTATTTAAGTAATATAGGTGGTGGTGATGTGGAGTTAGAAAAAATAAGAGCAATAATAAGTGCTGATATAGCTAGAAGGCAAGAGATATTACAGGCTAAATCATATTATTATAATGAAAATGATATATTGAAAAAGGGTGTAGTTGTACAAAACAGAGACGAAAATCCTCTTAGAAACGCTGACAATAGAATCAGTCACAACTTTCATGAAATACTCGTAGATGAGAAAGCTTCTTATATGTTCACCTATCCAGTTCTTTTTGACATTGACAATGACAAAGAATTGAATGAGAAGGTAACAGATGTTCTAGGGAATGAGTTTACTAGAAAAGCTAAGAATTTAGCAATAGAAGCGAGTAATTGTGGTACTGCATGGCTTCACTACTGGATAGATGAAGAATATAGTGGAGAACAGGTAACTAATCAAACATTCAAATATGGTGTAGTGAATACAGAAGAAATTATTCCTATATATCGAAATGGAATTGAAAGAGAGCTAGAAGCTGTAATAAGATATTATATTCAGCTAGAGGATGTAAAAGGTCAAATACAAAAGCAGGCGTATACTTATGTTGAATTTTGGACAGATAAAATATTAGATAAATATAAATTTTTTGGAGTAACATGTTGTGGTTCTCAAATAGAGCATATAACAGTACAACATAGATTTAATTCAGTTCCTTTTATTGAATTTGCTAACAACATAAAAAAACAAAGTGACTTATCAAAATATAAATCAGTGTTGGATTTATACGATAAGATAATGAGTGGGTTTGCAAATGATTTAGAGGATATACAGCAAATAATATACATCTTAGAAAATTATGGTGGAGAGGATACAGCACAATTTTTAAATGAATTGAAGAGATATAAAGCAATAAAAACTGAAACAGACAGCGAAGGCGATAGTGGTGGTCTTAAAACTATGCAAATAGAGATACCTGTTGAAGCTCGAAAGGTGATATTAGAGATACTTAAAAAACAAATATATGAAAGTGGTCAAGGGTTACAACAGGATACTGAATCGTTTGGTAATGCAAGTGGTGTAGCACTTAAATTCTTTTATAGAAAGCTAGAATTAAAGTCTGGACTTCTTGAAACCGAGTTTAGAACCTCTTTTGATAAGCTAATAAAAGCTATACTATATTTTTTAGGAGTTACAGACTATAAAAAGATACAACAGACTTATACAAGAAATATGATGTCTAATGACTTAGAGGATGCAGATATAGCAACAAAAAGCATTGGAATAATACCAACTAAAATTATTTTAAGACATCACCCTTGGGTCGACGACCCCGAAGAAGCTGAGAGACTTTATTTAGAAGAAAAGAAAATACAAGCTTCAAAAATATCTGATGATTATAATAACTTTACTGAATAGAGGTGAAGTTATTTGAATAATAATATTGGATACTGGAAAGAAAGAGAAAAGCAAAGATTAAATGCAAGATTGAAAGAAGAAGAAGAGGTATTAAAGGAACTAGATAAACAATATAAAATTGCAATGAAAAATATAGAGAAAGAAATTGCTAATTTATTTTATAAATATGCTGAACAGAATAAATTAACATATGCAGAAACACAAAAATATTTAACTAATAATGAATTTAACACATGGCGCATGGACATCAAACAATATATTAAATTAATAGAACAAACAAGTGATGAAAGATTACTGTTAGAGCTTAATACATTAGCTATGAAAAGCAGAATAAACAGGTTAGAAGAACTATTCTACCAAATATCTAAAGAGATATATAATACATTTGACATTCAAAATAATAGAGTAGAAAAGTTATTAGAGGAATCTGTGAAAGATAGTTACTATAAAAGTATATATGAAACTCAAAAGTTTGTAGGAGTTGGAACTAGCTTTAGTAAGCTTGATAAAGAAACTCTAAAGGACATAATTACATATCCTTGGAGTGGCAAAAATTTTTCTCAAAGGATATGGAAAAACAGAGATTTATTAAGTGAAGTTATCAAGGAAGAAATTACTCAAATGGTTATAAGAGGAGAAAGTTTAAAAAAGATTGCTAATAGAGTATCGGAAAAAATGGATTCTAGTTATGAAAATGCAATAAGATTAGTACAAACGGAACATTCTCATTTTATGTCAGAAGCTGATAAAAAAGCATATGAAAGTCAAGGAGTAGATAAATATCAATTCTTAGCTACATTACAGGATAATACTTGTGAAAGATGTAGAAATGTAGATATGAAAGTATTTTTAGTTAAAGACGCTATAGAAACAAAAAATTATCCTCCAATGCATCCACGTTGCAGGTGTACGACTATACCATATTTCCCACATGAAGAAGGAGGAATAAGAACAGCACGACTGCCAGGAGGTAAAACATATGAAGTTTCAGCAAACTTGACTTATAATGAATGGTACAAGGAACATGTAATAAAAAATATAGAAGTTGTATAAGGAGCACTTGTTAAGTTTAAATAGTAAGTGCTTTTATTGTGTAAAAATTTAAAGGAGGATAAACAATATGGCTAAGTTTAAAAAGAAATCAGAGGAAGTAGAAGCCTTCAAATGGATATTAGGAAGTCCTAATACTCCTAAATGGTTTTATCAAGCTTTTGAAAAAGGAACTATATGGCTTGATGAATCTTTAAATTCTACGATTCATAGAGGTGAAGTAAAGAAAACTATCTGTATAAAATATAAAAATGGAGTTATTAGGGCAACTAATGGAGATTTTATTATAAAAGATAGTGAAGGCAAGATTTATTCATGTACATTTAGTGAATTTGAGAAGTTATATGAAAATTTAGAAAGAGGACATAGATATGTTGATGAAGATAACAACAAGAAAAATAAATTAGAACTTTCAGCTAAATTGGAACTAGATACAACTGATTTTGAGGAAAATATAAAAAGTGCTACAAAAGAAATTGAAACACTCAATGAAGTAGTAGATAGATTAGAGAAAAAATTAAATAGAATATTTGCAAAAGAAAATAAAGTTGATATAGATAGTATTGTAAAACAATTAGAGGAACGTCTAAGAGAAAGTATTGAATAAGTTTTGAGGGATGGAAATATGTTTAAAAAGAAATATATTAAAAAGCCAAGCAAAATAAGTGTTAGAAATATTATGGCATTTATTATTACAGTTGTTGGTATAGCTTTAGGTGTTTTTATAGGTATCAACATAATCATGGCTCATGTTTTAGGTATAGCTAACATGGTAGATAATAATACTTTTACATGTGTTAGATTAGTTTATGGCTTAGCAGGAGTTATAAGTGGGTATTTGATAGGAAAAGCAATATACCTTATAGCTTCGCTAATAAGCCATATTATTTATGAATAATTTGTTCAAAGATTTTTTATTTTGTAAGAAATGAAAGGAGGGTTGTATTATTGAAAGAGTATGTAATTTGGTTTAAGAGTGGAAATTGTGTATCTGGAATAACAAACGAAGATGTTACTGATAAGTTAATGAAAGATTTTATGGAAGCTGACTCAGATTGTAGGTATTTGAAAGGATATTTAGATGAAGATGGAACAACAATAATAGATTTATCACAAATAGAAGCTATATCAATAAATAATTGTAGTGAGAATAATAATATTGGTTTTAGTAAGTCTTAGATAAGGCTTTTTTATTTTGCTCTTTTTAAAAAGTTGTAGAGCATAAAGAACAAAGTAACTCTCGCAGTTGGAGGGCAACTATAAAAATCTATAGAGAAAATAAGAAGGGATGATGTAAATGGAATGGTTAAGAAAAATATTAGAAGGTGTTAAAATCGAAGAAAATAAGCTTGATGTTGAGGAAATATTAAAAAGTGTTAATACTGAATTTCCCAAACATGCGGTACCTAAAGAAAACTTTAACAAAGTAAATGAACAATTAAAAGAAGCAAATAAGACTATAAAAAGCTTTAATAGTAAAATGACTCAAGAAGATGTAGAAAAGCTTAAAACAGAGCATCAGGCAGAAATTAAAAAGATAGAAGAAAATCATAAGTTAGAAGTTGAGAAAATACAAAACGAAAGTTTAAAAACAAGGAAATTAAGTGCTGTTGAGAAAGCTTTATTAACCAACAAAGCTAAGCATACTGATTTATTAACAAATAAGTTTGACTTAGAAAAAATAAGTGTAGATGAGGATGGCAAAATAACAGGCATAGAGGAACAATTAAAAGAGTTGCAAGAAAGCTACAAAGATTTGTTTGAAACTAGTACAACTGAAACTACTACCCAAACAAATACACCTTTTTATAAATATGTACCAGGTGGCAGTGGAGAAACAAATGAAATTGCAAATATGGAAACTGTAGTAAATGGAATACTAGGAGTTAAATAATATAATTAAGAGAGGATGATTAGATGGCTAATACACTAGCATACGGACAGGTTTTACAACAAGGATTGGATAAACAAGCAACACAAGAATTATTAACTGGTTGGATGGATTCTAATGCTAAACAAATAAAATATGAAGGAGGAAAAGAAGTAAAAATAGGTAAGCTTTCTACAGATGGTTTAGGAGATTATTCAAGAGGTTCAGCTAATGCTTATGTCGGTGGAGATGTTAAATTTGAATATGAAACTAAAACAATGACTCAAGACAGAGGGAGAAAATTCACATTAGATGCTATGGATGTAGATGAAACAAATTTCTTAGTAACAGCAACGACTGTGATGGGAGAATTTCAAAGGTTAAAAGTCATACCAGAAATAGATGCTTATAGATTAAGTCGTTTAGCGACTATTGCTATAAGTATAGAAGGAGATGTTAATGTTGAGTATGGTTACGCAGTAGATTCAAGCACAATAATAAATAAGATAAAAACAGGTATAAAAATAATTAGAGAAAATGGATATAATGGACCTTTAGTTTGTCATTTAACTTATGACAGTATGTTTGCAATAGAAGAAAAAGTCTTAGAAAAATTAACAGCTGTTACTTTCACACAAGGTGGTATACAAACACAAGTGCCATCAATTGATGGTTGCCCTCTTATAAAAACACCTCAAAATAGAATGTATTCATCTATTTTACTTAATGATGGTACTACCTCTGGTCAAACAGCAGGAGGTTATTTAAAAGGCACAAAAGCACTAGATACTAACTTTATAATAGCACCAGTGGATGCACCTCTTGCAATAACAAAACAAGATAAAATGAGAATATTTGACCCAGAAACGAATCAAACAGCAAATGCTTGGTCTATGGACTATAGAAGATATCATGATTTATGGGTTACTGATAATAAAGCTAACTCTGTATATGCTAATTTTAAAGATGATAAACCTACAGCTTAGGAAGTGATTTAAATGTTCATATTAATTAAAGAAAATATAGAACGTAGCGTAGAAGATTCTTTTTTAAAAGATAAACTGATAAAAAATGGATTTAAGTTGCTAGAAGATAAGGAAAATATTGATATAGAAAATTCAACTCTTGAAGAACTGAAAAGCTTAGCAAAAGAAAATGGCATAGAAGGTTATTCAAAGTTGAAAAAAGATGAATTAATAGAGAAATTAAATAATATTTAGTTTCTCTATTTTACTTCGAGGTGATTAAATGCTATATAATATAAAATTAATTTTAAATCTAAAAGATGATACTTATGATAGTTTAATAGAGTTGTACATTAAAAAATACACTAATCTAGTCCTTGCATACTGCAATATAGAAACACTTAATTCTACTCTTGAAAATATTATAGAAGATAAAGTGATCGTTAAATTAAAAGAAACTATATCAAGTTCAAGTGATGTTATTGGGAATAACAAAATTAGTTCAGTTTCTCGTGGTGGTTATTCTGTAACTTATAATGTTGCACCAGCTAAAACAACAGATGAATTAATGGAAATAAAACTATCTCAAAAGGATAAGAATATTTTAAATAATTTTAGAAAAGTGAAGTGGTAACATGGCAGAAGCAGATATATTAGCATTGACTTACTTTTGCAAAATGACAATAAAAAGGAGTATAAGTATTAAAAACGAGGAGACAGGAGTTACGGATTTTAACGAGAGTCTTGTAATTGCAGAAGATGTGCCTTGTGGTTTGAGTGGAAATATACCTAATGTCATAGATACAGATATAACAAGTTCTATTTCAGCGTTTGAATTATATTGCAGACCCGAAGTAGATTTGCAGGTTGGAGATATACTTGATATAACTTTAGAAAATGGGAATGTAGAAACTTTTATTGCATCTAAACCATTCCCTTATTCAAGTCATCTGCAAACTAATCTAACTCTAAAGGATAGATATTAATGATAGAATTTAATAGTCTGAATGACCTGATAAGAGATTTGGATAGGCAAGAAAAAGAGTTAACTAAGAACCTTAGAAAAGCTAAAAACAAAATAGGTAATCAACTTCTTAGAAAAGTAAAACAGAAAACACCAGTTGCTGAAAAAAATGGTGGAACAGCGAGAAAGAATTGGCAATATAAGGAGCTTGGTACTTTTGATGGAGTTGTATTTAATAATACAGAATATATTAGACATCTAGAATTTGGGCATAGAACTAGACAAGGTACAGGCACTAGCGAAAACTATAGACCAAAACAGGGTGGTATACAGTTTGTTGAAGGTGTTTTTATGTTAGCAAAAAGTGTTGATGAAATAAACAGTATAATTGACAATGAACTTAATCAAATAATAATAGATTTTTATAATTAGAGGTGATGTATTGTTAAGTTACAAAGATATACTATACTCATTCACTAAAGAAATATCTAAAAATTTTAATGAAGATATATTTGTAGAAGGATATAACATACAAGACAATAAAAAGTCTTGTTTTTTTGTGCAGATATTGCCAGAAGTGGCACAGACAGCGACTAAAAAGACTGACATAAAAAGCTTTTTAGTTGATATAAAATATTTGCCTGACTGGAAAAAGAAAAAAACAGATTTATTTGATATTTTAAATAAATTAGAGAACATATTTACTAGAAATATAAAAGTAAAAGATAGATATTTAACTTTCAGTAAGAAAAATGGAAGTATAGAAAAAGATGAAATAGGAAATTATGTTCAATTTCTTATATCTATAAATTATCATGAACAAATTTATTTTGAAGAAGAAAAACACGAATTAATGGAAGAACTAAATATGAGATTTAAAGAAAGGAAAAAGTGATTAAATGGCTGGATTAGTTAATATAAATATAGAATTTAAAGAACTAGCTACAAGCTTTATACAGCGTTCTCAGACTGGAATAGTAGCAATTATATTGAAAGATACAACAAAGATGTATAAAGAGCTTACAAGCGAAGACGATATACCAATTTCATTGAGTGCTGATAATAAAAAATATATTAAATATGGCTTTGTAGGAGCTACCGACAACGAGAAGATATTAAGACCAAGCAAAGTTATTATAAGTACTTTCACAGAGGATGGAAAGGTTGAGGATATACTAGAAGAATTAGAATCTGTAGAGTTTAATTACTTATGTATGCCAGAAGCAGAAGAAGCAGAAAAAACAAAAATTGTGAATTGGATTAAGAAGATAAGAGAGGAAGAAAGTACAGAAGCTAAGGCAGTACTAGCAAACATTAAAGCTGATAATGAAGCAGTTATAAATTTTACTGAAAATGTAACAGTTGGTGGGGAGGAAATAACAGCAGAAAAATATACACCACGTATTGCTTCTCTTATAGCATCTACTCCAAACACACAATCAATTACTTATGCTCCTCTTAATGAAGTTGAATCTATTACAAAGATAGACAAAGCTAGTGCAGACGCTAAAGTACAATCAGGAGAATTAATACTAAGAAGACTGTCAGGAGCTATAAGGATTGCTAGAGGTGTAAATTCTCTTACAACTCTAACACAAGAAAAAGGAGAGATATTTCAGAAGATTAAGCTTGTTGATACTAAAGACTTAATAAGCAAAGATATAAAAGATATTTATGTAAAAAGTTATATAGGAAAAGTTCCAAATATTTATGATAATAAGTGTTTGTTTATAATTGCAATACAAGCATATTTAGCTGAATTAGCTAAACAAGAACTAATAGATTCAAATTTTTCCGTTGATATTGATATAGAAAAACAAAAAGAATACTTAGAAGGTAAAAAGGTAGACACAAGTAAGATGAAAGAAGATGAAATAAAAGAAGCTAATACGGATTCAAGTGGATTTTATTTAATAAAATTAAAACTAGTTGACGCTATGGAAGATATAAATATAAGCGTTCAGATGTAGAAAGTAGGTGAAAAAATGGCGACAAGTTATGAGCCTAGAAATGTTATAAATGGAACATATGGAGAGGTTTGGATTAATAATGAACAAATAGCTGAATGTAAAGCTATGAAAGCTGAAATAAAATTTGACAAAGCCGAAATAGTTAGACCTCGAAAAATAATAAAAGGTCAAAAGATAATTGGTGCTAGTGCAGAAGGTTCTCTAACACTATATCATGTAGATTCAAAAATATTAGATTATGTTACGCAAATTATTAAAGAAGGTAGAGAACCTAAATTTACAATAACAAGTAAATTATCAGACCCTGATTCTTTTGGGACAGAGAGAATTGCAATAACTGGTGTTAGTTTTGATGGGCTTACTATTATAGACTGGGAAAACGGAAAAGAAGGAGAAAAAGAAGTTTCATTCACTTTTGAGGATTACAATCCAATACAAACAATATAAAAATAATTAAATAAGGAGAAAAAATATGAGTGAAAACAAATTAGAAAAAGAAATGATAGACAAAAAAGAAGTGACAGAGGTAAAAAATGTTGTAGATTTGTTATTAAGTTTAGATGCTGATAAGGTAAAAATGCCATCCATAACACATACAATGTTTTGTAAGAAACTAGGAATAGATGTAAACTTTGAATGTAAAGCAATAGAACCAGAGTTTTTTGACGAGCTTCAAACTAGTGGTTTAAAAATAGAAAAAGGTTCTTTAAAAGATTTAGATAATTTTAAAATGAAATCTAATGTAATACTAGCATCATGTAATTTATTTAAAGATGATAAATTATTAAAACATTTTCAATCTCCAACACCAAAAGAACTTTTAAGAAGAATGTTACTTGCAGGAGAAATAAATGAACTATATGATAAAATTTGTGAATTAAATGGGTATAGAGATGATAACAAAAAAGATAAGGAAATAGAAGAAAAAATAAAAAACTAATCAAATCGGATGGAGAAATCAATTTAATGTATCTAATGTTTAGATATCATGATATGATGCCAGCCGATTTTTTTAAACTTAAATATGGTGAAAAGCATGTAATTAGAGCTTTTATGTATCAAGAAATAGATGAAAGAATAGAAGAAATAAAGAGTTTTGGAAAGGGGATGTAGAGTATGTCAGCAGGAAGTCGAGCCTTAGAAGCTGTAATAAGAATGCGAGATGAAGCTAGTAGAACTTTAAGACAAGTTAGAGATGCTACTAGAGCTCTTCAAAACCAAACAAATTCTACATCACAAGCACAAGAAAGATTACAAGAACAATTTAGAAAAGTAAGTAATGCAGCTAAAATAGCAGGAGCAGGGATTGTGACTGGGATAGGAGCAGGATTAGTTTCTGCATCTAAAGCAGGTGCAGAATTTGAAACTGCAATGACTAAGACTTCGACAATGTTTGGAGACACTAAAGTAGATACAGAAAACTTGAATAGTAAAATATTAGAGTTATCTAAGAATACAGGAATTGCAGCATCTTCTATAGGAGAAAGTTTATACAATGCTCTATCTTCTGGTATTCCTGTCACAAAAGATATGGGGTCAGCAATGGATTTTATGACTAAAAACGCTAAATTATCTAAAGCAGGATTTACAGATATAGATACAGCTGTAACAGCAACAGCAAAAGTATTAAATGCTTACAAAATGGATGTATCTGAAACTGATAGAGTACACAAAATTATGATGCAGACTCAAAATAAAGGTATCACTACCGTAAATGAGCTAGGAAGCACACTTGCGGGCGTAACACCAACAGCATCTGCAATGGGTGTATCTTTTGAACAAGTAGGTGCATCACTTGCAAATATGACAGCACAAGGAACACCAACATCAGAAGCAGTTACACAATTAAACGGATTAATTGCTGAACTTGGTAAAACTGGTACAGTAGCAAATAAGTCTTTATTAGATGCTACAAAAGGAACTAAATACGCAGGAAAATCTTTTAAAGAATTAATGCAAGCAGGAGTGCCACTTAATGAAATTTTAAATCTCATGGACGGAAGTGCTAAAAAGAATAAAAAAAGTTTAATAGATATGTTTGGTAGCATTGAAGCAGGGAAAGCTGCACTCGCACTTAGTGGTCAAAATTCAGAGCAGTATACTAATAATTTAAAAGCTATGTCTACACAAGCTGATGTCGTTGGAAGTGCGTATGCTAAAATGTCTAATACATTAGAATCAAAGGTAGGTATATTAAAAGAAAGTTTCAAAAATCTAGGTATAGAGATATATAGTAAACTAAAAGAACCTCTTAAAAATGCTGTCGAAATAGGGATAAAATGTTTACAAGATTTGAATAATCAAATTTCAAATGGTTCATTAAAAGAAGGGGTTTCTCAAATAGCACAATCTTTCGGGAATTTAACATCTACAATTATAAAAATTACGACAAAGGCATTGCCAACTATGATTAAGAGTCTTAGTTGGGTTTTGAAAAACGGAAGAATAATAGCAACAATTCTTATAAGTATAAAAGCTGCTATGATGTGGGCTAGTGCTGTAAAAACGATAAGAAATATGAAGCTTAGTTTTCTAATAGCTAAAGCAGCAGTTATTAATTTTAAAAATGGTACCGCTGCGGCAGGAACGGCTTTAACTATTTATCAATCTATCGTTGCAGTTCTAACAGGCGAAATGACATTAGCAACAGTAGCAACAAATGGGTTGAAAGCAGCTATGGTTGCACTTGGTGGACCAATAGGAGTGGCATTGCTAGCTATAACCGCTCTCGTAGCAGGGCTTGTAGTCTTGTGGAATACAAACAAAGGATTTAGAGATTTTGTAATAGGGGCTTGGAATAGCATAAAAGAAACAGCAACAAAGGTTTGGGGTGGCATATGTAATTTCTTTACACAAACAATTCCTCAAGCTTGGGAAAGTCTATGTACAAGTTTTTCAAATGCAGGACAATGGTTTGGAGAAATGTGGAATAATATAAAACAAGCTTTTGTAAATGGTTGGAATGCCATTGTAGCTTTCTTTACTCAAACAATTCCAATGTGGATTAATAGCATTGGAATATGGTTTAATCAGTTGCCTACGAAAATTGGTTATGCTCTAGGATTTACTTTAGGAAAAATAATATCTTGGGGCATTAGTGTATGGACTTACTTAGTTACAAATGTTCCGATTTGGATAAACAATGTTGTTACATTTTTTGCACAATTACCTAATCGTATATGGACTTGGTTAGTAAGTACAGTACAAAAAATAGGTCAATGGGGTATCGCAATGTTAACTTCTGCTCAAATATACACTTCAATGATTATAAATAATATAGTAACATTCTTTACTACTTTACCTGGAAGGATTTGGATTTGGCTTACAAATACAATTCAAAAAGTTGCTACTTGGGGAAGTCAAATGGCAACTAAAGGTAAAGAAGGTGCTAAAAAATTAATTACTACAGTGGTAGACACCTTAAAATCGTTACCACAAAAGGTAATGGACATAGGAAAAAATGTTGTTAAAGGGTTGTGGAATGGTATAACTGGAGCTGGTGACTGGTTAAAAGGAAAAGTAAATGATTTTGCAAAGGGTGTAATAGATGGATTTAAAAATGGATTTGGAGTACATTCCCCTTCTTGGAAATTAAGAGATTTAGTAGGTAGATTCCTTCCTTCAGGAATTTGGGAAGGTATAAAAGTAGAATTACCAAGTTTGAAGAGCAATATTGACAATGTAGTTAGTAATTTAACTCAGAGAATGTACAAACCACAAGAAATTGAAGAAAGTGACTATACAAGTAAGTATAAAGAAGCTATAACACAAAGAACTCAGCAAAATACCATCAATAAAACTGATAGCAAAACTACTAATAATAAAGAAAGTAATAATATTACCATAAATATAAATTGGGGTGGTGTTACAGTTAAAGAAGAAGCTGATATGACTAAATTAACTAAGATGTTAGTAAGAGAAATAAAATTAAATTTAGCAGGTGGTGTATAAAATCCTACGCTCCCAAAATATAATAGTATATGCTATAATTGTAGTATATATTGTTATATTTTAGGGGGAGTAATATGTGGGAGAAATTTAAAAATCTAAATATTTTTCTAAAAATTATATTAATTTTAGTTTTAATACCTATAACTATACTAGTTTTAGGTGCTTTTGTAGCTGGATGGCCAATCTTTTTAGTGGCAGGAGTTGCCTTGTTTTTATTAATAACAGGCTATAAAAAGAAAAAAAGGATAAGGCTTATTATAGGTGCTATTTTAGCATGCTTTGTAGTGTATATATTTGCTACAGCAGATTATAGCAAAGAAAACATGGCAAGAATAACAAATGAGACTAGATTAAAAGAAGAAGCAAAGCAAAAAGAAAAAGATAAAAAAGAGCTAGAAAAAATCAAGCAAGAGGAAAAAGTTAAGGCAGAAGAACAGAAAAAACAAGAAGAAGCAAAGAAAAAAATAGAGGAACAGAAAAAGCAAGAAACAGATAAAAAAACGAAAGAAGAACAACAAAAGAAAAAAGATGAGGAAGCTAAAACTACATCTGAGGAAAAGCAAAATAATAAAGCAGAAAAAAATTTATCTAAAAAAGAATTGAAAGAAAAGGTAGAATCTGTAATACCTAATAATTTCAAGGACAAAGCAACTTACTATGCTGATATGCTTACTCCAACTAAAGGAGATGGATATATAGTCAGTATTCAAGTAGAAAATTCTAAGTTTAATAATGAAAGTGAGTGTAGAAAATTTACTAAAGAATTTGTAAATAATGTAAAAGATATAAAAAATATAAGTTCTGTTAGAATAAACTTTGTTGTTGATGGGGCACTTTCTTATAATGTATTTTTAGATGATTGGAATAATATAAAAAATAATCTTGATTTAATTGATAATTTAAGTTTTAAACTTACAGAATAGATTAACTTGTGCAGAAATTTACATTAACTATGTGGATTCAAAATTAAAAATAATCAAAAAACACTTGCTTGTGGTAGGTGTTTTTTTAATTGAAAGTAGGTGATTATAATGTAAAAAGTAACAAATAGGTAAAATATGTAAGAATTATATGATATAATAATTGTAGCAAGAAGATGTAATCTACAATTTATAGAGTGGAGTTCATACAAAAGATTATCCTCCCAACGTATAGAAGGGAGGTGTGTATGTATGGATAATTTTTTACAAAATGTACTAGAAAGACTATCTGTTAGTTTAATAGTTTGTTTAGTTAGCAATTTACTTAAAAAACGTAAAAAACCACTCAAAGGGCCAACTAAGAGTGGTTGGGAACTTGATTTTAAAATAAAGTTCCATAAGTTCAAATAAGTATTAAATTACGAACTCCACTCTAGTTTCAAATAGATTGTAGTTCTTCTTGCTTTTATTATACCACAAATTAGAAAAAATATGCAAAGTACTTGTTTTAATAGCAAGTACTTTTTGTGTGAAAAAAGAAGGTGATTGAATGAATAAAGATATAGAATTTATTGCTTGTTCAATGAGGTTAAAAAATTTGATACAAGCAAAAGAAAATTTAATTGAAGATATACATGAGTATTCAAACAATGAAGAAGATATTGCTAGGTATGAAAATTTGGATAAAGCTTTTGAAAAAACTATAATTGATGAAGCTAAGTTTTTAATATCTTTAGAATAGATATAGAGGTGATGTAGTTGGAAATGTGGATTAGACAAGCAAATGACACTTTTAGATTTCCTGTTTTTCCATCTTCTTTTGAGATAAACAGTAAAGCAATAGTAAATACTTCTAACATATTGAAAACAGGAGAAATTGCAGTGTTTGGAGGTGTAGGTTTAAGAACTACAGAAATATCTGGTTTCTTCCCCAGAAACGAAGCTAGTTATTGTGATTATACAGGTTTCCCATCACCATATGACTGTGTAAATAAAATTCAAAGATGGATGAATGAAGGTTTTATATTAAGATTTACAATTACAGAAACGAATATAAATTTTGAATGTATTATAACAGATTTTCAATATGAAGAAAAAGATTGCACAGGGGATGTGTATTTTACATTAAATCTAAAAGAATATAAAAGAATACAGATACCTAAAGTTAGTACAAATACAGATTTATCATCATCAAAAGATGTACCGCTTACAAAAGGATTTGAAGTTAAAAATAAACAGAGAACTCATAAGGTAGGTAAAGGTGATAGCCTTTGGTCACTCGCAAAAAAATATTATGGCAATGGGGATTTATGGAAGAAAATTTATGATGCTAATAAAAAATTAATTAAAAATCCAGATATTATAAAAGATGGTTGGGTGTTAACAATTCCTTAAGTGAGGTGATAGAGTTGGATAAATTAAGAATAATATCAGAAAGTAATAGTTTAACGAAAGACGGTTTGACAGAAAAAGATTTATATTGCATAGGAAAGTTTATACAAATTGGAGCTATAAAAAGCTTCATGCACAATGAAAAAGACTTAGATTTCCCATGTACAGATTGTAAATACTCAGATAAATGTTTTGGAGATAATAGAGAATCAGATTTTTGGGATACTTTTTTAAAGTTAAGTAAATTGACTGATTTAAAATTATCTCCAGTTAAGGGTTTTAAAATAAATTAATTACCTATATTTATTATAGGCTTCTTGAAATAACTCACATTCATTATCATCAGTTATATTACACTCATCAGAGTTTGAACAAGAAAAAGAAATTATTTTTCTAGTATTATCTTTGCCAGTGCCAAAATACTTAGATGTAGTAGAAACTCTTTTATTTATAATTGAGCAATGATTGTTATAACTTTCAAAGTACTCCATGCCATACACCTCCTTTCATGATACATTTTATCATTTTTGGTGGTGTTTTTATATGTATAGAGCAAGTGAGGTGATTTAAATTAATAATATAAAATTACAGGTCCATATAAAAAATGGAGCTATCTATAATATAACTGACATAGTAGAAAAGGTAACTTGGTCAGGTGATTATAAGTCACCATCAAGGACATTAGAGTTTTCTATAGTACAGTCAGCTTCTGATATTAATTTTAGACAGATAGACATACCTATAGCTAGTACAGTTTGTTTTTATGTGGATGATAAAGAACTCTATAGAGGAATGATAATTAATAGGTCTAAAGACTCTAGTAATAATAGTATTAGTTTTGTATCTAAAGATATGGGATTCTTGTTAACGCAGAGTGAAGTGTCATATAACTTTAAAGATAAATTGGTTGAAGATATTGCAAAACAGGTATTTAATGACAATAAACTTGCAATTGGAAACATA